TTGACGGATACATGGAGGCCGGAGACAATTTCTATGATATCTTTCAGTGTAAAGTGAATCCTGACACGAAAAAATACGAAAGCGAAGACTACGGTTTCTGCAAAATGTGGAAGTCTTTGGGTGGAGAGATCACCGTTGTTCCAGATATCTCCTTGGGGCACCGAGGATTCAATACTTATTACGGAAACCTGAAATTTCAGGCCAATTACTTCAATCTTTAATTAAAAATTCCCTATGTCAGCTTATTGCATGTAATAGAGTCTAGACACGCATGTCAGACTTCCTCTATAGCGAAGAATCAGTTATGTTAAAACAGGCCGTATGCAGGCTGATGGAGGTCTCCCTAGACCTTGGAAACAACCGCGGAAACGCCCTCAACGGAGAATTTAAAAAAATGGACGACCTTTTAAGCCTAATGAGTAGGGTTAAAAATAGCATGGAGAAAAAAAATGAACGTTTCAGAATTTGAAAGAACAAAGCCCAATAAGACTTACTCCAAAATCACCACGGCTATAACGAAGTACGAGAAGATAATAATGGAGCTTCCTCTAATGGATGACGAAGATGCCGTAAAGGTAGAAATGGCCGCCGACTTCGCTACAGAACTTCAGAAAATTAAAAAAAGTTTTCTTCGGGGGGAATAAAATGCCTACTGAACTGGCCAAATCCAATAACGCAGCCCTTTTACTCGCTTCAATAAGAGAACACCTAGGAAGGGGAAAGAGTCTTTATAAGGCCCTGCTAAAGGAAGGTGTGCCTAAGGAGGCAGCGGAAAAAATACTATCCCTCCACACTATTGAAGAGGAAAACTCAGGTCATAATCCCGGCTTAAGGCCAGACGAAATTCCCTCTATAATGAAAAAACTTTTGAAAAAGGGAAATAGCGCGTAAAATAATATTAATGGGCGAAAAAACCATAATTACTTGTCTCTGCCATATCGAAGTGGAGGATAACGAGTATGAGGCGCTGACCATAGTCGACGACATGTTGGGAAACAAGCACGCAGTAATTGATATTAATACTGGTCTACTTTCAGAAAAAATAAATTTAATAGTAAAAGAAACTATAACCACCTCCTCAGAAGGTTGTGGGGTGAGATACAAGAAGGAAAACGAAAAGGTTTGAAATGGGAATGTTTGACGACATAATAGTGCCAAAGTCCTACCTAAAAGGACTTTTAAGCAAAAAAGAGGAAAAGATACTCAAAACTGGATGTAGATTCCAAACAAAAGACCTCGGAAATGTTTTGTCCACCTACAAAGTCTACAAGCAAAAACTTTATATAAATGACAGAACTTTATGGAATTGCGAACCGCCTGACACGGAACAAAGAAACGAATCTACTTCTAAAAAATACCCTTACGAAAAAGGCAGATGGCAAGAAACTGGCTATACTGGCGTAGTCGTATTTTATAATACCTTTAAAGACGAAAAACTAAATGAATGGTGGTTTGAATTTGAGTTTACATTTAACAACGGGAGGCTAGACAAGAAAGATCTCGTTAGCTGCAAACTTGAAACAACGAAAGCAAAAAAAGACTTCGTAGATAAAATGTGGGATACGGAGCAAGAAATATTTGACGAGTATCGCAAAAACTTTAAATATAGATTCTTTTCGTGGCTTGAGCGCCGCTTTCAAAAGATGACAAACTGGGCTAGAAAGAAACACGGTATACCCCTTGAGATACGCAAAGAAGCATATGAAAAATCGGGCCGACTAAAGAAAGACCCCCAAGCCTTAGACCTTTACGCTGACCAATGAAAATAATAACATATATGAAACCATCCTGCGGATGGAGTAATGGAGTTCGAGCAATAATGCGCAAGTACGACTTGTCGTTTGAGGATCGAGATATAATTAACGACCCCCAGCACCGACAAGAAATGATACAAAAAACAAACCAAATGCTTCAACCCTGCGTCGAGATTGATGGCAAAATGCTGGTTGATGTTAGTGGCGAAGAGGTCGAGGCTTATCTGTTGGCCAATAGTCTGGTGAGCGTCAGTGAAAAACAAGCAGACTCGCCCACCGACCAAGCGTGCGAAAACGAATCAGCCGATATCAAATTCCAAAAGCAGTCCTAAAATGTAAACCTATACATGTGAGGTTTAAATTGATATTCCAAATAGAAAAAGACAAACTCATCCAGTTTGTAAACTTAGTCAACGAATGTTGTGCGGTCATGGATGACGATTACGTAGCTGAATGGTTAACTATTCCTAACGCTGATCTCAACATGGAACCACCCATTCAACTCGTAAACGATGAAGTAGGAATGGAAAAACTATATCGGCTTCTTTATTTTATAGATATAGGAGAAGCTGACCTTTAAGGTTTGGGAATAGAACTAACTACCATGGTTGAGCCATCGGGAAATTTAGCTTTCGTTACTAAAAAGACAACACCTCCCACGGTTTCCTCGGTAGTATAGTTAAGAGTTTTATCGACCTGAGGTTTGGGCTCGGGGACTCCACTAGGAATGCTATCAAAACCAAACGCTTGAGGAGACGCGATATACTTAAAAACGTTCAAAATGGTATCTGCGGCTCCAGATATTCCCGTTTCCGGCTCTGGCCTTACTCCACTAGAACAAAACCCCGTATGATAAACCGTAGTGGAAGAAGCACCTCCGTCTAAAACAATCTGGTTGCCTCCCGCAAACTCAAATCCCAATTTAGGAACGGAAATTTCTAACTTAGACTCTTCCCCTGAGAAATTCAAAGAAGCTTCCGCCTGAGTTAGTTCATTTAAAAAGGAAACCTTAAGCACTTTATTCAAGGCTGTTCCGCTAACGGTAATCAAAGTCCCCTCTGCTCCTTTTAATGGTGAAAAACCAGTAGCCATTGTATAGGTACCAGTATTAGCTACCCGATGAAAGAAAGAAGCCTTCAGGCTTAAGTTGTTATATGGATCTGTAAACGGATCGTTAGCACCGCTTTGAGGAAAAACATATTGAAAATAACCCTGAAGAGGAGAGCCTCCCGGCGGAATATCTAATACAAGATTTCTATAAGCAGTAGTTCCACTATCAGGAGTCAAAGCCCACCACGGATCTATAATAAAATAGTTGCCCGAGGCCATGAAATCACTAGGAGCCTCCACAGTGATAACCGAATTAAAAACGTTGCTTACCCCTCCTATTGAAGCAAGCCCGGTTTGGTACCCCATAATAGGAATCTGTTTTTGTATTGCGGTAGATCTGGGCGAAGCTACTCCAACCGGAAAATCCCCCGAATTCCAAAACCCAGTAAAACCCATTAAAGGGACCCCCGAATAAGCGGTATAGGCCCCCATAGTATTTTCCGGAGAAACTAAACTCGGGTCAAAAATGTTTATTCCTGTAAAGTTCATTAAGGATCCAGTTTCCACGGTGTTGTCAGAAGCTATTCCGGATATCCCCGTAATGACCCCCAAGGGAAAGAAAGTATCGACTACGCTCATACTGTTCAGTCTTCCTGTAACCTTCGGAGTCCCGTAAACAATTCCCGTAGGAACTTGAACAGAGATCTTTTCTCTTGGCCCTCCACCCACTAGAGAATGGGAAAAATGAGGAACGGTCGTGAAGCCTCCGGTAGCGTAAGGGAATAAAACATCCATGCCCGATATATTATATCCAGTCAGGTCCATTGTTTGAGCAGGAAGAAGATAATTATTAAACCCATCAACGGATACTATATTAATTCCGGTCGAATTACTCTCCACTTCTCTATTTTTAAAATCTAACAATGAGAACTTTCCGCTTTCCGGATTTATGACAGGAACATTAAGACTCAATGCTGAATACCCCTTACTTCTAAAGGTCCCCGCGACAAAATCATTACCGTCCCCTGAAAACTTAACTCCAGTAACCAAGTTCATTCTTTCTCCGGAAATAGTAAGAATATCCCCGGGTCTAAAAACTTGATTATAATCAATAACATCCGGTGCTATCGTTCCACTATAAAAACCACTAATAGAAGGCTTGCTTAAAAACACGCCCAACAAACCCGAAGAAACCACTATTCCTCCGCTGGTATTGATGTTAATAACATCAGTAGAAGAGTTATTGGGAATCTGAAAAGTAAACCCTGTAGTCGCCGGTTGGTCAAAGCTAGTAGATACTACAGATCCTACCGACAACCCACTAGTTACCATGTTTTCAAAAAATCCCGATACCGTTATGGTATCTCCAAACTCACCACTTAAAGGGGTGAAGCCGCTTAAAAACGGCTGATTAAACACATTCAAATCATTAATGGTAATTGAAGTGGAAGCTCTGCGATTTCTAGCTTTTATTCTATATTCAATCCCCGTAGGAAAAGAATCGGGGTAATCAAATTTTATTTCATCATAATTTGTTGTATCGTAACCGCTAGAAGGTAATGTCGAAAACATCTTGTAATGGCCGGGAACTCCATCTCCCGTCCACAATTCTACCGCCGTTCCCGAATAGAGATTGGTTCCTGCTATGAAACCAGTAGCTCCCGGAAGTACAGGAATAGTTTCGCCCGAAGGATCAATAGAGGTGATAGTAGGAAAACCCAGAACATAGAACCCCGCGGTAGAAGTAGCAGCTCCGTAGAACCCTGATAAAGTCACGTCATAGGGTTCTCCCAACGTTCCCAAAGAAGCCGCGGTTCCAACCTGAAAACTATATTCGTACCCCGGAACCACTTCAGCAATAGACCCCGCGCTGTATGTTCCTATACCTACGTTAGCCGAAGCGTTGGGTAAGAAATTAACACCAGTCAAGGCGTATAAATCACGCCCCTTTACAGCTACAAAATCTCCGGCAATCCCCGAGCTAGGAGAAATATCCGTAATTACAGGAGCACCAATATCAGGAGTAAAAAAAGTTGTGGATGGATAACTTTCGGGATACTGGTCTGAAAATAAACCCACTATCCCAGACGAGATTACGGGCTGAATCCCTGCCCCTAGATTTCCTCCCGAAGTAAAAATAGGAATCCCAGAAGGAACAATCCCCGAAGCAACCTTATCGTTAACCAAACCAAATTCCACAGTCCGCCCCATCACGGTACCCAAATAATTGTCACCAGTTTTATAAAGTATACCAGTTGAAAAGTTGTCTCCCGAAATGTAAATGAGTTCGCCTGTCTTAGCCGTGTTACCCACTGGACCCACCCCGGTCACATCCGCCAACGGACTAAAAGATAACGAAGAAGGAAAGGCTACTTCTTGGCCGCTATGCAACAAAAAGGACGGAACTCCTCGCGTATTTCCAGAAGGAACGATATAGTTCTTGGTATTTGCTAACGTCTGTTGAACAACGGTCGGAGAAAGAGACCCAAACCTTAAGCCTGTTACGGCACCAAAAGAAAAACCGGTTACAGACAATGTCGAGCCCGAGACTAATTGAGAGCTATTCATTCCAGAAATATCAGGAATAGGAACAAACTCATCAGAAGACATTCCGCTAGCTAAAGCCGTATTTCCATTCGCCCCGCTCCGTAAAGATGAAAAAACCGTAACCCCGGTATAATCAGCGTCAGAAGGGACCGAAACCTCAATGGTTTTACTATCAACAAGATTAAAATCCCCACTAACGTCCCCGAACTTAACCGTGGTTATTTGATAAAAATTTTCTCCCGTTACTATAAGAACGTCTCCAGCATTCCCACTTGCTAAAGGTAAAGCCCCCACCGTAACTTGATCGGCAGAAGTCAATACAATGTTCTGAGGACCAATTGAAGAGGTCCCAAAGGCAGTAACGATATTAATATCATTAGTATAAGCGCCCGCAGGAATAGTCCCAGAAACCCCAGTGGCATCCAAAATTTGTAAATCCTCTACAAAAATACCACCGATTTTAACCGCTTCAATAAAATTCATATTGTCGCCGCTTAAAGTAAAAACCTGTTTGGGATTAAATACTGACATAATTTATCCTTCTATCGAGCTCCCTATTCCTACGTTAGCTCCTGCAGAATCTATAATATATTTGATGAAAACCCTGTTGACCTTGCTACTACTTTGAATAACGTTAATGGTTTGTTTTATGTAATCTCCTGCCGCTGATGCGAGATTTCTACTTTGCATTACGCCCGAACAGGTAAATACGTCAGAGGGCTTTGTGAGCACTCGAGTAACTTTCAAATCGCTCAGGCTCCAGTTAGCCACTTCGCTGGGCTCATTGTAAATCTGAATCATTCCATAATTCCCAGTGCCTATTATGGTGGCGTCGCTAAGTGGACGAACCAACATAAGATGGGAGTTGGCTCCGTTAGGAGAGTTTTGCGATGTTGACCAAGCCGAACCTGCGTCATTAATAAGCCTATTAGATATTAACTGAATTCGCGGCGTGCTACCACTGTTTAAAGTCAAAGTAAACTCAACTCTAAGCCTTTCGCCATCGTTGATAATAAAAGCAGAAGTATCAGCTAATCCATAGTTGGTAGTGTCTGTTTTTACCGCACTGGTAATCGAAGAACCGTCAGTGTTGAAGGTGCTAAACTTATCGTAAGGGGAATTCCTCAGAGTCCAGCTGGTAACCGGTACGTCCTGATTATTAGGCCTACTCAAAGCTACTTCAATCTCTGCGGTAGACCCCGAGACGGGAAGATTTCCTGTGGGATTGTCTATCTCTAAGTTTATGTTCGCGCTTTGTACCCCAAAGCTTACCCTGCTAGGCTTAGTTTCGTTCATTAGGTAGGCAGCAGAGACATCCGAACTATAGTTAAAGGTTCCCCCTATAAAGTTCTCTACAACACCCTCTTCAAACTCGGCCGAAATAGAAGCGTTTGAAAAGTTAAGTAAATCGACACCGGCCGGAGGAGCAGAGGCAACCGACTGAAACTCCCCTTGAAGCTCGTCGAAAAACTTTACGGTAGCGGTGGCTCTAGCTGGAGCATTAGGCCCAAAGTTCATAGTGTAAGAAGTGAGGTAACCGCTATCAAAATTTAACCCACCAAAATTACCAGATAAGACAACTCCCATAGAGTTGACCCCTCCCTGACCCGTAATAAACCCTTTAAAATAATCAGTCCCAGTTAAATAATACTCGAAGCTTAACTGTCCTCCTATTCCATTGCTGGCGGTAAAAACATCTGCATCCCTATTTCCCGCAAGATAATTAGGGGATAGCTGTGCCCCTAGCGATAACTGCGCGCTAGACGCTAGAATTTCTTCGCCGTTAATTTTGAGTTTTGCGTTACTTGCAGAATAAAGCACATTAATAAGCGGCTGTTAGGTTCTTTTGTGTTCTGACGATATCGTCCAAGCCAGCAGACATCGACGTAGATACCTGCTTAGCCCCGGAAATTCCAATTTCCATTCCATTGCTACCGCCCAACCCACTCAAAGTCATGGTAAGATCGTTAGCGGTTTCGTTAAACGCTAATCCCGAATTAAAAATGTCTTCAGTTATATTTACGGATTCTTGAGCGTTTGTATAAAGACAAGTAGTGGGGAATTCTTGCCCCACTTTATAGATAGGGTTGTAACTTAATGAAAGACTATATTCAGCCCCGAAAACGGTTGCCGTTTCTTCCGGATTACTAATAGACGTAGCTAAATTGTTCAAATTAGTAAACCTTCCGTGAGCTATTCCTGTAGCTAACGAAACCGTATTCAATGCTTGACCCGCTAAAGGAGCCAGCCTTCCCGTCACAGGCAACTGGCTGCCTGACCCATAAAAAGTAAACGCAGCAGAGGAAGACGAGATAGAATTGCTAGCGACACCTAAACTATAGGAGGTCAAATAGCCACTACCACTAACTCCCGCAAATTTAATCTCAACCCCGCTTACCGCGGAGCTGTTGGAAGCGGCGTTCTTGATGCCGCTAGCTAAAGAATTTATTATGTTACCATTTTGACCAAAATGCGTACCTGTAACCGTAGTTAAAAAACTAAACGAAAGGCTCCCCCCTCGAGCGGCAGAGGGAAATTGACCTACTACCCCTTTGCTCCCTATGGCGTACAAAGGCTGCTGACTGTTTGTAAAATTTAAAGAACAATCACTAGCGAGAAGTTGTTCTGTAACACCATTGTGCTTAACTTCTACCGCCGCCTTATCATAAAATACCGTTGCCATTACCTTTTATCTTAACTTATTACACTAATTTTACCTAAGAATGTAAGAGCGTAAACTAAAATCAACTGTCGCGTCATCCGATACGTCTCCATTAAAAGTTTCCCCCACGAGGAGCATATTATCAAAAGAATAATTCAAAAGCTCAGTCTCCGAATTATTTTTATTTACTGTTATAATTGTATTTTTGAAAACTGTCTCTTCTGGGACGGCCCGCATATTTTTTATCTCGTAGTCGTCCACAGACAAAGAAAAACTTACATTAACTTCAATGGGTGTTCCGGCAATTACCCTATTAGGAGTACTGCTATTAAGAGCGTAAATGGGTACTCTAGGAGTATTAATAGAAATACTGAAGGAGCTTACTCGGTTTGTGGTAAACTCGTCTAAGTTTATCCCTATGGAGTTAGCTCCCGCCACATTAATAGCGCTGGGATATTGGTCTGCCGCGATATATCCCAAGGTTCCGGTCCCAAAAGTACCGTAAATAGTAGAGGCTGCTCCTATCTGAGGCACTTCCCCCAGAGAGCAAGAGACACTATAACTTTCCATGTACCCCTCCGTAAAAATAAAATTTTTCGTGCCGTAATTTACTATTCCGCTAAACGGGGCGGTACCTGTAAAATTACGCAACATCTCGAGGGAGCTAACCGGAGCCGATTCCGAAAGAGTATGAGTAAGTAAAGAGTTTACCTGTAAAGACGCCGTTTGGGGGCCTTCCGGAGCAAACTTAATGTCCTGCACCCCCAAATTGCGGATAGGAGTAGCCACAGAATCGTATTGAGCCGCAATATTCTGCACCCCTTGTATCCCACTACCATTAATGGTAATACTTTCCGCTTCTCTCCTAATTCTTCCCAACATTACCTTATCTTTATTTTACACTTCTTTTTATGTGTAATATAATAAATAAAGGATTAAGGGAAAATGGCATTCAACAATAGTATTTACAATGTAGAGCAGTGGTTTTCTTCCGCGCCTTACTCGAAGGACGATATCGTGGCTCGAATAGAGTATATCGGTTCAGGAACTAATCGAGTCCCTAAAGGCGTTAAATACTATTACGCCACCCAAGCGTCAACAGGACAAGACCCAGAAACCTCTCCGGGACTACCAAATTACTCCAGTGTCTACTGGAAAGGCTACATTGACGTAAACGGTAAAGCTAAACCTTCTTTTTCATGGACCCCTTCTTATAACGTTTCGACCAAGCACAACCCTCGCGTGAATGTCGTGAAGTTCGGAAACGGTTACGAACAACGAAACGCAGACGGGCTTTTCTCTAGCCTTATTAACATAGACTTAACCTTCGAAAAAAGATCAGAAAAAGAATCTAAAAACATTATACATTTTCTTAAGTCTCGAAAAGGGGTAGAAAGCTTTGTATTTGAAAACCTTCCAAATCTGTACGCAGACAACACCGCCGGAGGGCACCGCAAACGTTTTGTGAGCGCCACCTTTAATAGCACTTTTGTATTTTTTAACAATTACACAATAAGCGCCACTTTCTCTCAGGAGAACAACTAAAAACATGGCAGACGGCACCCTCACTACCCAACAGGCACGATCGAGCATCAAATCTTTGATGTTTGAACTCACCAACCTAACCCCGTCTTCGTTAGTAACTCTTTTTGAAATAGATCTAAAGGATGTCTTGGCCTCTAAGTCGGAAACAACCCTAGTTCCTGACGCAAAAAAAGTGCAGGGAAACAAGATGCTCGGCTTCGACCCGGAAAACCCAACAGCTTTGAGATTTCACAACAATGTTAAAGTTTTTAACTCTACGATAATGTGGCAAGGAAAAAAGTATTACCCTGCCCCAATTGAGGCGTCAGGATTTGAAACATCGAGTCGAGGCGCTCTTCCGACCCCTTCTCTGGCCATCTCTAGTCAATCAGAAAACGGAATAGATCAACTGGCTTTGCTGAGATATCAAATTTTAAAATTTGGAGATATTATAGGAGCTAAAGTAACGCGTCGTCGCACATTTGCCAAATACTTGGACTGGAGTAATTTTCAATTCGACTCTCAAACAACAGGAACACAAAAAAAATCCTTTTCTCCGCAAATTCAGGAACTGCCACAAGGATACGAACCAGATCCAAACGCAGAACTCCCTCTGGACATATACTATATAGAAAGAAAAACAGCGGAAAACAAAGTCACGATACAATATCAACTTTCTTCTCTGCTGGATCTTGAAGGCGTTAAAATACCCAAACGTACAGTTATATCTGATAAATGTAATTGGCACTATAGAGGACCGGGCTGTTGGTACCAGCACCTGACAGGAACAGAAGAAGCGGATAATTCCGCACCTATTCTACAGAAAGCTGACCTTACCAAAAACGAAATAGCTCTTCCCGCGAGAGCTCGCCCGGTAGCTACAGATAAAGATGAAAAAATATCTTCTATACTAGGAGACAATTTCATGTTTGGAAGCGAGAAAGACCAAGGGCCATGGAAGGATAATGGTTTAGGTTATAAAAAAGGAGACTACGTTTTCATTGAAAAAGACAAAATCAAATATTATTACGTAGCTAAGGTCGACATTAGTGACGAAAGTAACAAAACAAATCCCCCGCCTAACTCAACCTATTGGATCGCTGACCAATGCTCCAAAAGCCTTAACGGATGCCGTTTACGATGGGGAACAGGACCCAATGATGGAGCCGTAACTCCCGGTGGGTGCCTTATAGGTAAAGGCAACGGTCTTCCCTTCGGGGGATTTCCAGCGGCCAGAAAGGTAGCGGGAGGAGGATTTATTTCTGGATAAATGAAACTTAACGACTCCATCAAACATAAAATAAGAGAACACGCCTTGAGAGAAAGCCCCAAGGAATGCTGTGGCCTTTTGGTGGAAGAAGGAAGCGAACTTGAGCTTTATAGGTGTCCCAATCATTCGGAAAAACCTACTAGCCACTTCTACATATCGGCACCCCATTACTTAAGAGCCTCAAGACGAGGAAACATTTCTGCAGTTTACCATTCTCACACCTCAGCAAATGAAAATTTTTCAGACAACGACAAAAAAAATAGCTCAGCTCATCAAACCTCTTTTATTCTTTACAACACGATAAAGAATTCCTTTTTCTGTTATGATCCCACAAAAAACAAAACGCTTCAAATTAATAAAAATTTTGAAATAGGAAAAGCTGATTGCTATACCCTTGTAAAGGACTACTATAAAAAACTGGGAATAAACCTCGAAGGGACAAATTCTTTTGGCAATGACTGGCATCTTAAAAAACCCGAACTTATTCACGAACTATTTAATTTAAACAAAACCAACCCTTCTCTACCTATAGAAGAACTTCATAGAGACACCGCCCTTAAAAAACATGACGTACTAGTTTTCGAGCTAAGAAAAGGAAGCGGGCCGAGTCATGTAGGTGTCTATTTGGGTGAAGGTATACTGTACCATCACCCACGAAACCGTTATCCCACCACTGAAATTTTACAAAATCAATATTTTGAAAAACTTTATAAAATATACCGCCACAAAGATCTAAATGAATAAGGTAAAAATAAAAGTTCATGGAGTTTTAAAAAAGCAGCTCAGGCAGGAACAATGGATCCTTGCTGTAGATAATGTGAGCGAGGCTATTCGAGGAATACAATCTAACTGTAAAGATTTTTACCCCACGCTGGTAAAAAACGATAAGAAAAATATAAAATACAGAGTATTAATAAATGAAAAAGATTTCATAATGGATGAAGACAAAAATCCGGACACTCGAGAGGGATTACTTTCTTCCGAATTATGCTTAAGCAAAATTTCAGATCTTAAAACTATCGACATAATTCCTATTGTGGAAGGCTCTGATGACTGGATGGATTGGGTTTTAACTATTATTGGAATAGCTTTAATTTTTGTAGGCGGTTACGGTATGATGACAGCGGCAGGAGGCATGTCAAGTATGTCGGCTTTTGGCATCAGCAATATGTCTCTCACTCTAATGGGTATCGGCCTTGTAGCCGCCGGAGTAGGAAACCTCTTGAGTCCAGATCCTGAATTTGACGATTTTCGAGAAGTGGAAGGAGGAGGAAGACCTTCTTATGTTTTTTCTGGCCCTCAGAACGTAATTCAAGAAGGCGGCCCTGTATTTGTAGGGTATGGAAGGCTATTAGTGGGCAGTCAAGTCATCCAAACTTCCGTAGATTACCTAGATGCGGAAGCAGGAGTCTTTAAAAATAAAGATGCAAACGGTAAGGTTATTTGGGGAGAAACAAAATACGGATTAAAATACAATATACCTCAAATAGGAAGCGCCATAAGACAGTACGAAGGTAAACAAGGAAGCGACATTACGAAGGATTAAAAATATGGGCGGAGAAAACGTAGAAGCAAGACCAGTTATAACAGATCAAGCCGGAGTCTCTAAAGACGACGGCAACAAGCTGTACGTCACCGATTCCCGAGCCGAGGTCGCCGACCTTTTGGGGGAAGGCTCAATTGAAGGCATTGTCTCTGGAGACTATACGTACGGAGGCATCCTTGGGCAAACAGGATATGCAGCAACAGGCTTTACGGCTTGGACAGCCACGGGAATTAACGGGACAGAAGCGAAATCTTTAGGTTTCCTGCGATCAATCTACTGGAACGAAGTTCCTGTAGTAGACAGAGGGGGCTACTACAACTTCACTAACATAAACGTTGAATACGCTAAAGGATCCCCAATAGGCGACCTTCCCGACCTAAGCAGTCAACTTCCTAATGACATACCAGCAAACGAAACTCTTGACCTTACTGTTCAACGACCTATAGGGGAAAGGTTGTACGGCATTTCAGCACAGGGAGGAAGCGAAGCTTCTATTACAGCCCCTATAAAATTTAAAATAGGAGCAGGTCCCATGTGGGGAGGCATCCCTGAAGATAGTCGGATAGACGCTGTTGCTAAGACCTATTCAATATTCAATAAAGAATGCACAAAACTACAGATAAGGATCAGAGTTGCGGGACTGTTTGAAAGCATCAGAAGCGAAAGCGCCCCAAAAACATACGAAGACAGCAAAGAGCTTTTAAAATGTCGTGTGGCTTCTACCGGTTACGGAGACACTAAAGCTCGCTCTGTAACTTATTGGATTTTTTATCGCCCACTTTTCGACGAAAGGTTTATCCCAACAGTCAGCGAGGGAAGCACAGATGAAGTGGGAGCCAAGAAAGTCCCATGGTCTAACCCGACAGAGGAAACTGTTCATGGTAAAATAGATCAAGTGTACGTGAGAAACACCACCCTCGATCTTAGTAGCGACTATCGAGCACAAGCAGGATTTCAAGGATGGCAAATTAAGATTATCCGGATAACACCCGAATCCCTAACTTCTTATTTTCGCAATCAAACTTATGTGGACTCCATAGTTGAGATTTACGGAACAAAACTGCGGTACCCTTACAGCTCCATGGTCTATTCTAAGTTTGATGCCGAATTCTTTACTCGAGTTCCTGCTCGCTCTTACGACACCCAACTTCTAAAAATAAAAGTACCCAACAACTACAACCCGATAAAGAAAACGTATGGAAGAAGCGACGCCCTAAGTGTCAGCGCGAACTCCAGTTGGCCAGAAGTAACGATCTCTACCAGACTAAAAAGCCCGCAGCAAGTACACTTCCAAAGAGGGGGAGCTTTCTATGTGTCTAGCAGCACCCCAGACATATCCTATCCAGCTGTTTTCAAGGATGTAGCCTACAACTCAAATACGGCTTCGCTTCTCCATTTTGACGGAGCTAACAATGCAACAACGACCACCAGCTCAGCCAACCCAAACTATTACGACCTAAGTGTTTCCCTTGCTGGCAGCGCAAAACTTTCCACCGCACAGAAAAAATTTGGCGCTTCCAGTTTGTACATAAACGACACAGGCTCTAACACGGAAGTAACAATTGGGGCCGCCAATTCTTTCGATTGGGGATACTCCTCAGTGGTGAACTGGGGAATTGAATGCTGGGTATATACCACATCCTTTGGTGATTATCAGATGATCTTTACCCATAGCGGCGAGGATCAATACAAGGGAATACATTTACAAATACAAGATAACTCCGGTAGCGATGCGGGGAAAATTAGACTCCAAGTAGGAGGAGTAGACGGTACCGCCCAATGGATTGTCAACCTTCTTAGTAGTACCGCTTTAAGCACTAACACATGGACGCATGTTGCGGCAGTAAGATGGGGAGCTACATTTACCATTTATATTAACGGAGTAGGAAGTGGCAGCGTAGGTAGCATTTCACAAACGATAACAGCCCCTACTAACGTACCCTATATAGGATCTTACAGGGACGAAGGTAGCCAGTACTTAAAAGGATACGTAGATGAGTTCAGGATAACAATAGGAGATGCCCCCTACAAAGCCAACTTTACACCGGCCACCGAACCTTTCACTGACCCTTATCTTATTACAGAGTACGGAACCCTCGACTCAACCCTCCCTTCTATAGTTGCTGGAGAAACGGGAGCAACCACACAAGGTTATAACACCTCTACTGACGATAATCATTTTTGGGATGGCGCATTCAAGCAAACCGAAACGTGGGTAGGATCAACTCTTTTAGGAGACCCTCAAACGATAAGGGAATGGAGCGACAACCCCGCATGGTGCTTTTATGATCTAATAACTAATTCTCGTTATGGATTAGGAGACTATATAGAAGGAGCAGAAGTAGACAAGTGGGGACTATACGAAATAGGGCAATATTGCGACACCTTGGTGAGCGATGGTTACGGAGGAATGGAGCCACGGTTTACTATGAACCATCTCCTTACGTCAAAAGAAGAAGCGTATAAAGTAATCAATAACCTGTCCTCTATCTTTCGGGGTATTACCTATTATACTAATGGTCTTATTTTTGCTTCTCAAGACTCTTTTAAGAAAGCTCTCTATCAATTCAATAATTCTAACGTTGTTGACGGTATGTTTACTTACGCTTCTTCAGCGAAGAAAACGAGACATAGCATCGCCATTGTTAGATATATTGACAAAAGAAACCACTTCAGACCTTCGGTCGAATATGTAGAAGACGAAGAAGCCATTAAAAGATACGGTATCCGCGAAATACAAACGGCCGTTTTAGGATGTACAAGCCGAGGACAAGCACAAAGATTTGGTTTGTGGCTATTGGCTAGCGAATATCAAGAAACCGAAAGCGTTAGTTTCGTTGTGGGGCAAGATGGAGCCTACATGAAACCCGGAGATGTAGTACAAATATACGACCAATACAGAACACCACTAAAGTTTGGCGGAAGAACCAACTTGGTTGAAGGAGTGGGAACAGCCCCCCTCGGCACAATAACTTATCCAGAGCCCGTTATGGTCGACGACAAATATACGCTAGGGGGGACCCAAGGACTAGTAACAGGAAACAGTATCGTAATCGATAACGTATTGGAATTTCAAGAAGATCAGGTTTATAAATTCTCGCTCCTTACCCCAACTTACTATTATGAGTCTGCGGAAATTAGCGACATGAACTCGAGCGGGGTTAATGAAATAAGAAGAACTCAAATTCAAGATTTATATTTCCGAGGGGATCATGCCATTACAGTCAGTGGTTATTACAATTCAGCGTACGCTGAGGGAGGGAGCGGAATAGCCACACAAATATATTTCCATACGGGCCTACTGCTTTCTGACGAGACCACACCTATAGGGACCGGCAACCAATTAGATTTTGAGAACTATGTTATTACAGGTTATACCAATAACTATGTTACGGGACCACAAAACACCATAGAAGCCTCCTATTCCGAAGGGTGCTATTCGGGGCAGAATCTC